CAGCGAGTCGCGCCCGGCGGTGATTGCCGCCCCGGTGTGCTCGACGTACTTGGCGTTGCCGTCCTTCGGCATGCGGGTCGCGCTGGCCGAGCTGATAGTCAGCTGGAATTCTTCGTTATCGGTGAACACGAACAGCAGCGGGACGCGGGCAACGTGCAGCAAGTTGTCCTGGTCGCTCTGTGACTGCCAGTGCTTGACGTTCAGGTGGGCCAGTTCGAGCAGTGGCGGCTTGGCCGTCATCGGCCCTGTGCGGCCCGTGTAGAACGTCACCCATGGAATGTAGGTGAGGCTGGTCGGCCCCTGGTCGTGCTGCTCCCACGCGCCGCCATTCTCGGCCTTGCGGTAGGTGCGCCAGCTGCCAGGCTCCAGCACACGGACTTGATCCACGCACTTGACGCCAAAGTCACCGTCTGCGACCTCGACCGATTCCATGTAGCGAACCTGCATCAGCTTGCCGCCGGCGAAGCGCCAGCCGAGCACCTGGCCCGGTTTGATGATGACGGCGTAAGGGCGAACCCCTGCCGCCTGTTCCTCTGCAGCGGTCTTGTAAAGCTTTTCGCCTTCAGCGTCACGGGTCGGCGGGTGCTCGATCATCGCGTGACACAGGCCGCTGGCCAGCGCCGAGCGGAACCACTCGACCGACCACGAATTGAGGTCATTGCCGCCCAGGTCGATGTCATCGCAGAGCAGCTTGACCGGCTCAGGCACGTCCTCGCCCAGCTGAAGAGGCTCAGCGAATACGCGCGAAGTGCTGCTGGCCACCGTCTCGGCGTAGGCCGGGAGCAGCGTGGACAGGGCCAGGCGTTCTTTGTAGGTGTCGTCAGACTCGGCCGGGTATTGCGGCAGGAGCGTGTCGCCAGCCTTGCGCATTGCCTGAGTCCCGCCCATCAGTGGGTCAACAATGGCCCAGTGCTCGCGCATGCGCTCAACCGCCGGCAGGGCGATGCTTGGGTCGTCGTTGCTCATGGGCTAGATTCTCAGGGATGTGGTGGTAGTTGGTGTTGGCTTGCGCTTGGTCATGGCGACCGCGAAGTAGCGGAAGCCGTCAGCGCCGTGGGATGCCTTGTCGTGCAGCGGCTTGTCTTTCCAGCATCCGCGCTTGTCGTCCCACTCCTTGCGGTAGCTCTCAAGGTGAGTGATGCCTTCGTCGCACTTCTCTTCGTCGAACGCGCAGCGCGGAAGGATCTCCCGAGCCGCCTCGATGCCGGTGTCTACGCCGGTTTTTGGAACGACCTGGAACTTGATCGAGTACCGCTCTCCATCGATCTCATAGCCTTCTTTGGCGATGTCCTTGCGGCTCTTGGCATCGCTGCCGAACTCACGGTTTTCGATGTCGTGCGGCCCCCAGTGCTCGGAATAGGTGTAACCCTTGTCCTTGAGCACCTTCATGTAGTGGCGCAGGCCTTCGCCGCTGTTCTCGTAGTAGTCGATGACGTGGTATTCGGTGCCGACCTGACGCACGAACCAGATGGCCGTGGAGTCGCCGACGCCGATATCCCAGATAGTCATGACCGGCAGGTGCGAGTTGTCCGGGATCTTTCCGATTCGACCAGCTGCATACAGCTTGGTGAACTGCTGGGCGTAGTACGCGCCCTCTACCGATTGCTGGAAGGCCTCGACAGGAATCGACGGGTACTCCCGCTTCATGTCGTCGCCGAGGGTCTTTTCCTTGGCGGTGTACCAGGCGCGCTGCCCGGGGTTCGTCTGGATGCCGTGCTTGGCCTCCAGTTCGTTGAAATAGTCAGTCAGGCGCTGCGGGATGACCGCCGTCGCCGGGTCCAGCCAGTACAGCGGGTTACGCCACCAGCTGAAGAAGAAGAATTTCCAGTCGAGCAGGCCCAGGGGCGCGCCGGACAGCTGCTGCTTCTCGGCGCTCTGCGAGTAATCGAAGAAGTAGCCAGCCCGGCCCTCTGCCGTCGACTCGATGGTGACAAAACAATCTGCCGCCACCGCCTCGAAGGCGCCAGTGACGATCTCCCGCGCCTTGTACGGATACTTGGCGCAGATCTTCCCGAACTCGGAAACGTGCAGATAGCGCAGCGTGCCGCCCCGGAATGACGTGCTGACGTAGAGCGAGCCGCCCTTGCTGAATACCAGCTCGCCCGCCGCGTCATTGCGTGCCGGGTTGGCCGCCTTGATCTCGGCCGGCAGGTTGTCGTAGGCGTACTTGACCTTTTCCCGGAACAGGCGCTTGGCGTCCGGCAGGGTGTGGGCGATCAGGGCGCACTTGGCAGCCTCGAACAGCGCAGCATCCAGCTGGACGATGCAGACCAGAGTCGTGAAACCGAGCTGACGCGCCTTGAGGATGATGTTTCGGGTGTGCATGCCCTGGAAGTAGTCGATCTGCTCCTGCGTCATGCGGAAGCGGACTTTCTTACCGTTTTTGTCGGTGATCCAGTAGAGATTGTTCAGGCGCCAGAATCGATCCCTGAGCAGCTTCATGTGCTCGGGCTTCATGGTCAGGCTTCCTTCGATAATTCGTCCATCAGGCTGGACAGCTCGTCCACATCGGAGGATTGCTCCTTGTCGTCCAGGTTGAACGCTTGGCGCTCCAGCACCTGGAGGTTCTTCATGGCCGAGGAAAGTTGAAACAGGGTCTTGGCATTGCTTGGGAGCGAGACGGCGCCGAGCATACTGGCCCGACGCATGCCGTTGCTGTCACCCCGCGTCTCTTCCTCGATGGCGTCCTCGATGGTGTCGCGCTGCCGAATGGTCGTCAGCAGATCATCCATCAGTAGGTTCGCAAGGTTCGAGGCTTTGCGAATGTCTCGGCGATGGCTGCGAACGACCGTCGCGCCCTCTTCTGCCGCCTCTTCTACGATCTCAGCGTCACGCTCAGGGTTCGCACATTGACCGTCGCGAACCTCTCCGCGAACCAGCTTGTTGCGAACCTCCTTTCGCACCTGCTCGGAAAGGTCTCGCACCCACCCGGAGGCCTTGGCCTTCTTGCGGATCGCGGTGTCGCTGATTCCGTTGCGGTCGGCGATGGTCCTGATAGAAAGCGCGCCGGCCCGGTAGGCTCGTTCGATCGCCTCCCAGTCGGGCTGCTTGTCTGCCATGTGAATTCCTTGGTTGGTATCTCGTCAGCGCACTCAGCGAATGCGCTCAGGGGATACGGTCAGTCGATCAGCTTCTGCGTTTCGGACAGAGCCTGTCCGTGCAGGATGGCCACGACGAAGCCCTGCGGAAGCCCGACAGCCTTCGCCTCGTCAATCGCAGCAGCAATCGCCATGCTGAAAGCCTGTATCGCCTTGCTCATGTCAGCGCTGACCGGGATCGCGTGACGAATGTTCGTGACGTTGCTCATACAAAGCTGAACGCAGCCAGGACCAGCACAATCAGGCCGATTCCCGACCAGCCGAGAGCTGAAACGCCTTTCGATGAATTGGTATTCGATGACATGGTCATTCCTCTTGATATGGCGGCCACTCGGACCGCCTCAGTCATGCTCCCCGCATCCATGGTTCATACGACCGCCTTATGGTCGCGATCCCATGCGTCACGGGGTTGGCTCTCAGGCTTGGCTATTCGCCGCGGGGGATCTGCCCAGCCTTCACGCACCTGATACGCGAAAGCCAGCATGTATAGGAGGATCAGAGAGCGATCCGCTCAGCCAGAATCTCGGACAGCTCGCCCATGGCGCCGGCCTGAGCCGTCAGCAGCTCTTGCGACTTGGCGCTCAGCTCACGGAAGCCCGGGGTTTTGATGAAGGCGCTCAGTTTAGTCAGACGATCATCGTTCTGAGCCTTCTCGCCAATCATCCGCTGGACGTGCGGCGGATGCTGTTTAACCTGGCCAATGCCGATGTAAGCCTTTTCGAAGACATCCTTCGGGCTCCAGCTGGTGTAGCCGTCTTCATACTTGACTGCGAACCCTTCGATTGCGTCTTTCAGTTGCGGCCACGCAGTTACTTGCTTGGTGCCGATGTATTCCTGAGTCATGCTCTTCCCCTTTGATTTACGCGCCACGTTTCGCGCATTGTGAACTCGTAGCGCACCACTACCGACCCAAGCCCATCGCCTTCCGGTGCCTGCGCTGTAACCGGCGAATCCCGTACAGGACCACGCAGAACATCGCGACTAGGAATCCAAGCCACAAGTGAGTCAGGATGTCGGACGGCATTTCACTTGATCAGCTTCAGCTGCTTCACCGCGCGAGCGATGATGATCACCGCCGACAGCACGGCATAAGCCACTGGAGGGATGACGCCTTGCAGTTGCGGCAGTACCTGGTCAGCAATGGCCAGAGCGCCAGTTGCGCCGGCTACCTGCACGGAGGTCATCTTGAACAGGTCAGAGATGTTGTCGATCAGCTGCATGTCATTGCCCCTTTGTCGGGAATTTGATGTCGGCGTACTGCTCTGCCATGGAAACGATTTTTTTCACGCCCAACGTGCCGATGATTGCCCCGAGCGCCGCCGCAAGATTCAGCGGCAGGCCGAGGTATTCCAGCAGCGGGAATGCCCCGGCAGTGATCGCGCCGCACAATGCAGCCTCAAGGATCGACTGGCGCCACCCGCCGCGGTTGTACATCACGCGCAAGAAGGCGATCCAGCACGACAGGGCGGCGGCGTAGAGCATCGGGGAATTGACGCTCATCCACGCGATCAGGCGCGACAGGTTGTCAGGGCTTTCGTTCATGGGGCGCATTCTCTGGCCCCTCGGGGCTGAATTAGATCCGGTCCCCGTGCATGGCCTTGCCGAAGCGATTAGAGGCTGCACGGGAGCCAGAAAGGATTAGGCGACTTGCGCCTGATGTGCTTGCTCGATTCGCGACTTGGCGATCTCGAAGTAATTCTGGTCTTTCTCAATGCCGATGAAGCGTCGACCAGTGTTGGCGCACGCTACGCCGGTCGTGCCGGAGCCCATGCAGTTATCGAGCACGGTCGCACCTTCGTGGCTGTAGGTGCGAATCATGTACTCCATCAGGGCGACGGGCTTTTGTGTCGGGTGAACAGTCTTGCCTTCGCTTTGAAAGCGAACGATCGAGCGCGGATAGTTCGTGTGAGTCTGCGTGTATTCGGTCTTTCGCGTGCCGCCGCCGTTGTTGTCCGTCACCCTCGCGCCCTGCTTCGTCGTCTTGTTGACCTCGATCAGCCCTTGAGGTTGGTACGCGTGGCGCTCGCTCGAGAACACGATCACATCCTCATGAATCTTTAGTGGCTGATACTTCGCTAGCATCTGGTTCGCGAACCGGCTTTTTTCCCACACCCATGAATACCGGAAATCTTTCGGGTTCGACGCGATCAGGGCCGTCGTGAATGGCTGGCTTGCTGTAAGCACTATGGCCGCGCTCTTCTTGGCGACGCGCCGGTACTGTGCCCACAGCAGCTCGAACGGAATCACACTGTCCCACTTGCAGGCGGTCGTGCCATACGGCAAGTCGCACAGGATAAGGTCGACGCTCGAATCTGGAACATCCGCCATCACCTCAAGGCAATCTCCAAGGCGCAGATCGAACATTTGGAACTCCAGAAATGAGAAAGCCCCGCACGATGGCGAGGCCTTTATGTTTGGTCGGGCATAAAAAAGCCCCAGCCTTGCGAGAGGTCTGGGGCGAATGCCTGCTGCGGTTGCTGCTCTGCTGCAGATGGCCGGCGCTGATCTCCGACCTTGACGGTTTGAGCTATGGTCATGCCGTCGCTCGACTTACCCAGCGCATCAGCCTGCGCATTCATCTGCATTGGGGTGCCAGCTCAATCAACATTCCGACGGGGTGAGATCATCCTGTCGATCGAGCTGGCATTCCAATAAAGACGGTTCCGCGTGTGCGGGCTGGCGGATTGCTCCGCGTCTTTGGCGTTGGTTGTTCTTTTACTGCTTCTTGCGACCAATCATGACCACTGCCAAAAGCAGCAACACAATGATCAGGTCCGACACCATGGAGACCATGCGACTTGCTGAATCCACCAGGACGATGCCGCCAGCAAGGCCGAACGACATTGGCGTGCGCAGACGCTCAAGCAGATTACGCATCGATGCCGAAGTCTTTCAGGCGAAGGCCGAGCTCTACGCCAATCTCAGCCAGAACCTTCATTTCTTCCGGACTGATATTGCCGTCACCCTCCGCAACGGTGAGCATGTTCACAAACACCTCTTCCGCATCGGCCGGGCTGTTCTTGATGTCGCGGATCTCACGAAGGATGTTCATGCGACCAAGGCGGAAACCAGCTTGAAGCTGCTCGGTGAACAGGTTCACGGTGCTGGTGATCTCGGAGCCGAAGTGCTCCAGCGCCTTGTTCGCGCGGATCTGAATGTCGATCTGCGCCGCTTCGTTCTTGCTGATCTCTCCGTCCGCTGCAGCCACCAGCAGGCAGCCACCGACGATGGCCTGCATCAGGTCGCGGTTTTCCAGCTTCTTTACTGCACGTTTAGCGCCGAAGAGTTTTTTGCCAATACCGAACATGGTTGATCCCTTATTTAGGTTAGGAGATCCGCATGTGCGGGCATTTGTCTTTTATGGTCTCTTGCGAGGGACTCAGTTATTACTACCTGATCCGCAATTACCGCAGGATGGACATAGAATGGCTCATTGGCTCAGTCCCTGTCAAGAGACCATCGCAAACAAAAGCCCCTCATTGTCGAGAATAACCTGAACCTCCGACAAAGCCTCATCCACTCGGCGCTCCAGTGCTTTGCGGATATCACGCCTCCAGCGCTCTTGAGTCTTGATCGGCGCAGGGTCGTCGCACCAGTTATCCATTTCGTAATGCTCGGCTCTCAGTGTGTTCTGGCTGCGCTTACCTTCCACGCCTTGCAGCTTCGGGATTGCCCATGTCACTACCGCGCATTTGCGGAACTGCTCGGGCGCTGGCGAAGTAATAGCTCTCGACAACTCCCTGATAGCGTCGTGCTTGCGCTCAGTGTGCGTCGAGAACTTTGCCACCAATGCAAGCCAGTGCGCCGCACTCAGATTCTTGTGCAGGCGACTGAACAGCATGCAGTCGACGAGCAGCGCCTCGTCCTTCCCGATAATCGCCCCCTTCTGCTTTGCACACTGAACCTTCGGCTCGAAGTCCTGGCCACCGGTGCCGCTCATGGTTTCCGCTGCCAGCGCCCGGACGACTGCTGCGATTACGCTGCGATAGATCATTGCCCTGCCTCCTTGGCGAACATCCACGACTCGGTGGTCATTGTCGGGATCACTTCGCCGCGCACAAACGGCTCAAGGTAAACGGAGGTATCAGTAACCTGGGCGCCCTCAATGAACAGCACCACTGCATCACGCGAGAAGCTGATCGAATGAATCTCGTCATGCTGCATCCCGTACCACTCGCCAGCCTCGTAGGTCGCCTTGCGTACACTGAACGGCCCATGACCATCCTGAAGCTTTTCGTATGCGCCAGGCTCGCCGAGGTATCGTAGCGACGACATCATCCAGGCATCGCCCGACTCGTCGGCCTCATAGATGGCATTCACCACCGACCCGCGCATCACCAAACACTGGAAGTCGAACCGGTGGCTGTGCGGCGTGATCATTCCGCTGCTTTCGCGGGTATTGGTGAATATCCGCGTCGTTGTGCCCAGCAGGGAGCTATCAAGCCCCGGCAGGATGTAGTTACGCAAAGTTGAGTGCGACAATTCTGCAATTGCAGCCAGATCCATATTTTTCATCTATCACCCCTGATATTCACTTGATTGTAAAAACTGTGTCGTCCGGCTCACGCCAGCGCGTCCACCTGATCGTTACGGAAGAACGAACCGCCTATGCAGTGGATCAGCGTCTGCTTGCCGTTGGCGTAGGTGATGTCGTGCGTCCAGGTCCAGCCCGATGGCGAGTCGGCGTTGTAGCCCATGTTCATCTTGGACGTGGTGCCGACCGACCGGGCGCCGTCGACGATCTCGGCCCCGTGGCTGTGACCCTTGACGACTTTGGCGCCGATGTTGGCGAATCCCTTGGTTGAGCCCCGGGCACCGTTCGGCCCCTTGTGGCCGTGGAACGAGTATTCGATACCGAAGCGGGAGAACGATTCAGCAGGCTTGAGCCAGCGCAGATTGCCTTGGCGCATCAGCTTGCCCATCCAGTGCTGGAATGGGTCGATATAGCCGCCGTCGTGGATCGCCTGGAGCATGACGGTCTTTGTTTCGTGGTAGACCAGGGCGTTTTCCAGGTCGTTGGCGTGCTCGGCCTTCTCCAGCCACTGCTTGAAGTGGTCGTGGTGGTTCGAGTTGACCATGACCACCTGATCGGCCAGGCCGCTGATCTCGTCCAGCACCTTGGCGGTGGCCTGCAGTTCCTTGAGCACGCTGGAAGTCCCGCGCATCTGGCGCTCGAACTTCTCGAAGTATTTGCTGTGATGGCTGGCCGAGCCGAAGTTGAGCACGTCATGCGCAACAATGGTCTTTGGCTTGAGCATGGCTGCCAGTTCGGCGGTAGCCTTCAGCACGCGGCGTTCGGCAACCTCGGCATGGATGTCCCCCATGGTCAGCGCTTCAGCCCGTGGCGCAGGCTCGACGCCCTTGCTGGTGTACTTGGTCGCCAGGTCGATAAACGATCCGTCCTTGAGCGGGCATATCTGCCGGGTGTGAGCATGGTCACCGCTGACTTCGACCACGCAGGCGCCGAGCGTATGGTGGAATTGGCCCTTGGCCCCGGCGTTGGTGTCGCTGTAGTTCTCGACGGTGCAGGCGCCCGTAGTCATGACCAGCTTGGCCGGACTGCCCATCTTGGATGCGACGGACTTCAGCGCGATCTTGGTGTGCCCCAGGATCGCCGAGTCGGTACCGCTCACGGTCAGCCAGCCTTGCAGCGGGTTGATCGCGGTCGGCTGGATCTTGATGTCGGCCAGCACGACCAAGCCCTTGGCAATCCGGGTGCGCTCATGCGTCAGGTACGGGACAAGGCGGTCATCCCACCATTCGTCCGTGCCGTCTTCGTTGCGGCTGGTCGGGTTGCGGTACCGCATCGGGATAACGATCAGCTGCGCGCCGCGCAGTGCACAGTAGAGCTGCAGCGTCTTCATGAACCCGGCGTGTGCCTTGGTGGCGTTTACCGCGGCGGTGACGACGAAGGTTTTGGAGTTGGTGGCGTCGATGGTCTTGGCGGAGGCCAGGGCGATCGGTCGGTTCGGCGACGACGCCAGGCCTTCCAGCTTGGCCTTGCGAGACCACACCGTGCGTTCGTGCATGCCGAAGTGGGCGGCTGTCTGCGTCACGGTCATTGTGGCCAGCGCCTCGCGCAATTGATCGTCGGTCGCCTTCGCCTTCATTGGTCGGCCGCCTCGCGCTTGGAGGTGGCCACCATGCGGGCACCGAAGAATTCGACCTTCTCCGCGTCGTACAGACCATCCTTGTAGCCCTGCTTGACCTTGCCAAGGGTGCGAGCCGCGCACTTGCGCCAGATCGCCTTGAAGGCATTCCCTTCGGCGTAGTTCATGCCCAGCGCCTCGATAATGTCGTTGCATTCAGCCTCGTATGGCTTCAGGTCGGGACTGGTCGGATCGGAGACCTGTACGCGGTAGTAGCTCACGCTGCCGCCGGTGTATTCCTGCGCCTTGCTGTTCTCGTCACTCATTCGGTCCACTCCCTGTTTGTTTGCCTACGCGCGCTATCATATCCGATACAGTCCCTATGTAGGGACCGTAATAATCGGAATGCCATCACTTATTTTCGGCAGCAAAGCGCATCTGCCGCGCCCGGCTGCACTTCGCATGACTGCCCGAGGCGCGAGACTTGCCGCACTCGGTGCATTTGGTTTTGTTGACGTACCAGGGCGATGGCGCTGGCTGCTGAAACATTGATGGGCGGCGGGTCATGGCGTCACCTTCGGCGGGAACACCGTCCAGTTGCCAACGTCACGCCATACACCCCAGCGAGTGCTGATGGTCGGGGTAGGCTTGCTGAGGCAGTCGATAGCGCTCCAGAAGAACAGCGCCAGCCATGCCGGACCAACAAAACGCGGCTTGCTGTGTTGACGTCTCATGTTGAGAGTCCATCGGCAGATACTGAATCCGCAGACGAAGGCCCAGATCACTCGACCGAACGCTCTACCGGTCCTCGGGGCGAAGTAAATCAGCACGACCCAGCCCAGCGCGTAAATGATCACATCGAACCAGGTAGTCATACGGCCACCTTCTGCGCCTTGATCCAAGACAGCACCTTGCGGCGGCTGTACGAAATATGGCGAGGCCAGCCGGAAACCGTCATTTGCGCGCGGATGAACCAGCGCGGAAAACCGTCAGCGATCAGGTTTGGCGGGGGCAATTCGGCTTTGTCGCTCAGAACGGTCAGTGCGCGGAGTTGATACACCATTGAGCGACGCCCCGGCACATAGGCTGCGTAATAGATCGTTTGGCCGGCCCGTAGATTTTTGGTGGTGAGTGATTTGCTCATGCTGTCGCTCTCTTCAGTTCACGGGTCAGCGCCCGGTAGTGGGCCTTGATGGCTTTCAGGTCTTCGATGGTGTAGCGCTTTGGCTCATGCGGACCTTCTAACCAGTCAACCTTTTCCTGCCCGATGCGCTTTATCAGCTCCATCCGGTAAGGCCCAAGGTTTCCAGACTTGGCCATGTTGCAGTTGCGATTGCACTGTAAATGGACATTGAGAGGGTCAAACCTGAGCTCTGGGTGCCCGCCGGCAGATCTGAAATGCCCAGCTGCATACTGGATATCCGCCGTTGTTCCGCACGATATGCATGGAAGGCCTGCATCCCTGGCGCGTACCCAGGCATTGAAAGCGGTCTGGGCGTCCTTCATGTGCTCGGCGCGGGTCTTGATCTTTTCCTTGGCTTCTTTCAGCTCCTTGCGCCCTACTTCGGCCAGAGCCTTGCGCGTGCTTTCCCTGCCCTTCTCTGACTGCCCATGAGCGATTGCACACTCGACCTCCCCGCATACGGCTTGCGAGTCCCGCGTAGGGGTGAACATAACTCGGCAGGATGGGCATCGCTTGCGGCGCGGGCCGCCGGACGTGAGCGGAGTCTTGCGCTGTAGTGGCGTGCGCTTCATGCGGCCACCTCGCTCAGCAGATCACCGAAGAACACGCCTTGCGCTGTGAACTCGGCGACGATGCGGTCGGTGAAGGCAATGCCTTGGGCGCGATTGAACAGACTGGTCACAGGGAAGCCGTCAGGCCCGAACAACTTGCAGTCACCCATCATGGAAAGCTTTTCCTCGTAAGGCAGATGGCGCATGACCCGATACCAGGCCTGCTGGAACTCTTGGTCATCGTTGAGCAGGATCTGTACGCCGAAGTGCAATTTGCAGTAGCGCCGGGCGTCCGCCGGGTCGCCGATCTGCGTCATTTCGGCAATGCGCTTGTAAAAAGCGAACCACAACGCGTTTTGATCCAGGGTGCGATCCTTGCCCGGGCGAAGAGAGACCACCACGAACTTCTTCTCGCGGAACATTGAGCTCAACGCGGTGATGGCCTCGGACAGCTTGGCCTGGCAGTTGACACTAATCCGCTCAGCCATGCCTGAACGCCTCGTCAAACTTGCGCTTTTGGCGCAGAGCCCGGCCGATCAGATGGCCAAGCGGGAGCTGGATTGCCAGCCAGATAGCTATTCCAATCAACATTTGACTCACTCCTTGAGAAAGGCGGTGATTTGCGGGGTAACGGTTTTCGCCTGGGTGACTAGGAACAAGTGTCCGTCGTCGATGACACTCAAACGCGAGTTAGGGATGAGATGTGCCAGAATTCGCATATTGACCAGCGGAATGATCGGGTCATCATTCCCAGCAAGGATCAGGGTCGGCTGCGTCAACCGGTGCAGCCAATGGATGCTGGTCCAGTACATTGCCGCGAATAACTGGTAGTAGTACCCCAGCGTGTTCGTGCTCTTCGGGCGATCCATGAGCGCCTTGCACAGCTCTGGATTGGTGCGGTACATGCCGCCATAGATCTCGGGCGCGATCCGTGCAGCGTACTCAGGGTCTAGGTACCGGCGCGGGCTGGCCATCTTGAGGATCACGCTCGGCGAGGCCGGCACCATAAACATGCCCATGGCAGTAGCCGCTAAAATCAGTCTCTTGCACCGGTCTGGATAGTCGTGGGCGAACTGTTGGGCGAGCGCCCCGCCCCAGGACACGCCGATTACGCTCACCTCGTCGTATCCCAATACGTCCAGCATCTTGGCGACGGTGCGGGCCAGCCCATCGAATCGATAGGGAAAGAACGGCGCGGGAGACTCACCGACACCTGGCGCATCGAAAGCGATGACCTCAAGATCGGGGTCCAGCGACTCAATGAAAGGCATGACCAGATCGAGACTGGCGCCAATGCCATTGAAGACCAGAAGCGGCAAGAGCTTGCTGCTACCTGGGCGCACCATAGTGCGAATCCGCTGGCCGCTGACGCTTACCGTCTTGTGGATGAAAGAATCTGCCGTAACACGCTCCATGCGGCTCATTGCTCGCCACCCTTCGCAGCCAGCACCAGATCCGTCTTGCGGTAGCACTCAGCCGGAAACCCGTATTCGCGGCAGGCGCAGACTTCGCCGCATTCCTCGGTGCGCCGCTCGATCCGCAACAGGCCATGCTTCACGCCGATGTCTTGGATGTCGCCACCGTCGAAACTTCCACCCTCAAAACTGGCGCTGATCAACTCGGCAGCGAAGGCTTTCAGGGATACCAGCCTCTTCTCCAGATCCTGGCTCAAGTCGAAGAACGAGCGGCGCGATTGTTCGGTGTTGGCCAGCTGGGTTCGGAGGGTGTCGCGCTGCTCAATGCAATCTGCCCAGCTTTTGTTCATAGCTGACATGCGCTCATCTTTGTCAACGCAAAGCGCAGTCAGCCGATCAACCTCGCCGCCATCGGCTTGGACGTAGAGCGACTGAACATGCTCGCGCTCATCATCCCAATCCATTACCACCACTGCGCTTGTAGTCACATTCCCGGTGCTGGTGTTAAGCCACGCCACAGGCTGCACCACCGGCTTAGACTCACCATACCCACGCGACTCACCGTCCGCACCGTGAGTACCATTATCACCATCACACTCCAGCGCGCCGGGGATGGTCAGGTGGGCGGCGGGCTGTGCATCCAGAGGACCGAAGCTTGCGAAGCCACCAACGCCCAGGATGCAGTCGAGGGTGTCGCTGCCGGTTCCGGGCGAAGAGCAGGCGACGGGATCTTGGAATGCTGGAGCGCCAACCAGCTCGCGGATCAAGTCCGACATGGCCCGACCGAACAGGCCGCCACTCAGGTCGCACCCATCGGTTTGTTCATCGATCGCAACAGCCTGAGCTATGCGTCCAGCCAATTCTTGCTCATTCATTTTTTCGACACCCCGTATTTAACAAGACACTCCAGCGCGTACTGCGCCGGGTAGGACCACTTGATCTTGCCGCCGAGCCAGTCGCCGATCGTTCGGTGACCGACGCCCAATGCCGCGGCTGTTTCCTTCTGCGTCATCCCGGACGATGCGATCAGCTGCCTGATGTGTGCCGGGTCACTGCTTAACTTGCTTGGGTCCAGCTTCATAGCTCGGTCACTTCACCGGATGCGATCTTTGCCTCGCAGATTTTCTCGCCGCGATCCTGGCCTTCCTGGTCCTCGCCGATGAACATGAAGCCTTCCTCTGGCACTTCCTGGAACTGGGCGTACAGACCTGGACCGCTGTGAGCCGAGTCATCGGCAACAACGATCAGATACAGGTCGTCGTAGCTCTCCGGATCGCCTGACGACTCGGAAATTTCGAGCAATGCCTTCAGCTGAAAGTGCGTAACTGGAATCTTGTTCATTTCGTATCACCCCTGATCAGTTTATTTTCTGGTCCCTACGCAGAGACCGTAGAGGGACTATAGGCGATCGTCGCGAATAAGCAAAGCGATTTCCGCACATTCGTATATCCTGTGAGTCAAATACTCACTGTGAGCTATGTACTCATGAAAAAGATCGGGTTGATCAACCAGAAAGGCGGGGTCGGCAAGTCGACAAGCTGTGTCGTCCTGGCCGGGGCATTGGCGCAGAAGCACCGGGTCGCGCTGGTCGATATGGACCCGCAAGGCAGCCTGGAGCGCTGGAGCGGAATGGCGAGCCTCCCCGCAACCCTGGAGATATTTAGCGCCGACAGCATTGCCGACCTGAAGCGGCTCAAGGGATTTGACTATGCGGTGATTGATACGAAGGGCGAACTGTCTGCCGATGCACTGCCGGCGCTCGACCTGGCGCTACTGCCGTGTCCGCCGAGCCTGTTCGACATCTGGTCGTCAGCTGACACCATCGAGCTGCTGAAAGCTCACCAGGCGCACCGGCCTGCATTCATCGCCGCGCTGTACGTCAACCGACTTGACCAGAACACGCTGCTCGGCCGGGACATAGCCGAGGCCCTGAATGGCTACGGCCTGCCCGTGCTCAGCGTGCCTCTGTGCGACCGGATCGGATACCCGACAGCCATCGCCCGGGGGAGAACCCCAACGAGAAGCGGCGACAGCCTGATACGTCTAGAGTCGCTACGCTTCGCTGAAGCCGTCAAGAAACTATTGGAGGCCTGATCATGGCACTACTCACAACAGCACCCAGCAAGGTCGCCTCGAAGGCGCCGAAGATCCTGGCACAGGCCAGCAAGCCAGTCGTAGATGAAAAACGCCTGAACGTGCGCCTCGATGCCAAGACACACGACAAGTTCCGCCGGGCCTGCATGCGCAACGAGAGCGACATGACGACGGAGATTCAGCGGTTTATCGACGAGTACATCGCCAAAAACTCACGGTAATGACTGGGCGCACGGTGAGTACGACGCTCACCGCGCGCACGCCTGAATCGCAGGCATAAAAAAACCGCCTAAGGATGGCGGTTTTTCGTTTCGGCCTCAGTTAGTAAAGCTGGGGCCACTTCTCACAGGGAGCACTCACGTGAGCGCAAGCATACAGGGCGAAATCACTTCGAGCAATCCATGAGCCATCTGTGAGCATGGTACTCACTGTGCGCCCCGCACTCACTACCGGCCTGAGCACACAGAGCATGGCTCGTAGTAGTGGCCGAGCTTGTTGTAGACGACCTTCTGCCCGTAGCACTGCAGGCAGACGTGAAGATTCTCGGCCCCCTCGCGCTGCTGCCGCATAAGGTCGAAGAGGATCGACATACCATCACTGCGAGCCTGACTCGCCTTGTGAGCCGCCACGCTGACGCCAACCAGGATGACCATGAACAGGAGGCTGACCACGATGCCGATGATTGCGGCTATTGGGTCCATCACTCATCCTCCTTGCCCAGGGCCAGGTCGATAGCGTCCGACACCTGCTCGCTCAGCCGGCCTTGACCGTCGAACTCAACCTCGTTGCCGTCGTCGTCGAACACCGAAACAACGCCGGCACCATTCTCGACCATGATCTCAATGCTCCATGCACCAGGAAGCGCCACGGCGGCGCGCTGGATCTGCGCATGCAGTTCGGCATCCTCGCGCAGCGCCTCGATGGTCGGAACCACCTCGCGGCGGACGCTTGCAGTAAAATCAAGGCCGAGCGCATCCTTCACGGCGCGCAGCTCAGGGGCGAGTCGGCTGTCGGAGCTGGCCAGGAATTCGTTGTGCTCGGTCAGCAGTCGGTTTTCTTGCTTGAGTCGATCGACTTCTGCCTTGAACTGGTCGCGCTCCACCACCAAGCCTTCAAGCGCAATGCCCATGGCCTGAAAGTGCATCTTGTCCTCTTCAAGTTCGGCCTTGAGCTTATCGCGCTCAGCCAACGTCTCCATACGAAACGCCCCATGCGCCGCGTAGGCGATTTTGGTCATGCGCTCGACTTCAGCCTTCAGATTTCTGACTTCCTCCCGAGCCTCGTCACCAGCGTCGGCCTCGGCCTTGGCGCCTTGCTTGTAGCCATCCAGGTCGGCGATCAGCTCCAGCACGACAGCAGGGTTGGCAGCCGCGATAAACTCCTGATTTGCGAAGTTCTGCGGGATGTCCTCGCGCTTCTCCGCATACATCGACACCATTCCGATATGCCGATCGGCAGAGTTGACACTCCCCTCATGCCTGGAGTTGTCGGCAAACCAGGGCCCCGGCGTTGCAGCCTCGGCCTGCGCCTGCAATTTTGAATAATCACTCATCCCTTCCACCCCTATATCCCGTTGATCCTGCCTGACATCGAGCCAGGCAGGCTCTATTCCGCTTTGCGAGCAATCCACGCGTTGTTTATCCACACGGGATCAGCTCGTCGCTGACAGCCTTGACGACACCTTATCGGCCACTCCCAACCATGGAGCGTGCCGACCGACGCGGCGGGGCAGGCTCTGACGGCTCGTCGTCATACGAACCAGCCGCAGCATTCACGAACCGGGCGTACTCACCCTGGAACTGCAGCAGGCAGCCGCCGATCTGCGCGTGACGGACCTTCGGCACTTCGATTTCGGTGATACCGTTGCGGCCGTGCTCGCTGTCCTTGTCGCGGTGGGCAATGATGATCCAGTCGGCATCGTTCTCGATTTCGCCGGAGTCACGCAGGTCGCTCATCTTCGGCTTGGCATCACCGCCGCGGGATTCTA